GATTCCATTGAGGTCGGTGTTACGCTCAATGAGCATACGATTAAGGTCATCATTCTTAAGTGAATTGATGAGGTCACGGGTCTTCTCATTCTCATAAGCAATCTGCTTAGCGGTCTCATACTTACCTTCAGAAATCTGATGGGAAAGTGTTGCCTGACCAAGTGCTACAGCAGCAGCAACTTTAGCGGACTCAAGAGCAGTAGCAGTGGCAGCTTTCTCCGAAGACAGAAGAATTTCTGTGCTGAGTTTTTGAGCAGAAAGGTCTGCGGATGCTCTAAGAGCAGCAAGGTCACGGGAATTATCAAAATCTCTTGCTTGACCAGCAAGATAGAAATCAGCAGCTCTTTGCTGAATTTTATCAGCAGCTTCGTCTACTTTAATTCTTGTCTGATATCCTGTGGTTAAGACATCAGCATTGAGTCTATCGTTACCAGTAGCAATAGCATACTTGGTATCTCCTGCAGTAGTAGCAACTGCAAAATTGGTTCCATCAAAACCAACTGCTTGCTCTCTACGAAGATCGGAAATACCAGCAATAACTGAATTACGAACTTCTGAAGTTCTATCAGCAAGTTCATAACGAATATCTGAGTGCTGAGCACTCAACGCTGACCAGGGATCTGGTGCGTAAACTGTATCTGCCATTTGTGTTTTTCTCCTTAAGGAAAGAATGGGTTTATTTGTGAGCAACACAATCCAATCCCTTCCTGACATAACGCCAGAAGAGTCCGTCCACAGATGGCTCTACGAATGAGTCCTCTGGGATTATTACGCTTTAGAATCGGATTGTATTACCCGATTAGAGATACTGATGCAAGGTTATACCACAAATAACACAAAGGTTATTTGAAGTTTATCTGCTAAATGAGGCATTAATGAAAGAACCAATAAGGAATCTTTTAGTAATACGTCTTTAACTCTAATCAGAAGATTTCTCTTCCTAGATTTATTTATAAGAAATAATTTTTTCAGGCAATTTATAAATATTAATACGCTGCAAGCACTTATGGGTCCCCTTCATTCGCCCAAGGACTACCTGTTTAATCTTCATACAGCATCTAAGGGTGAGGCAAAACGATTATGGAGGCAGAATATAAAGGATTCTTGGAACAACAAATGTGCTTATTGTGGATCAGAAGAAAACATAACACTAGATCATATCCTCCCTCAGTGTAAAGGTGGTCTAGATACCAAAACAAATGTAGTGGCATGTTGTCATTCATGTAATCAATCTAAAGGTCATACTTTTTGGGAAGAATGGTATTCTAATCAGTGGTTCTTTACGGAAGAAAACTATACTAAAATTAATAACTGGATGAAACCAGAAACACCATCTAATTTGTATCGTTATCCACCGAGAAGAAAAATTAATTGAAATGATTGATGAAAACACACCAGACAAATTAGCTGAAATTATTCGAGACACTTGGCCAAATCTTTACCGACCGCCAGTGGATTTCAAACCACCTTCGCCCAACACACTTGACAAAATGCCCAAGACCACCTACAATGAGTAGGTGGTTTTTTTATTACGATGCAAATTATCATTTACACAACACTTGGTTGTAGCTACTGCACTACAATTAAAGAGCTTATGGATAGAGCTAATGTTGAATACACAGCAATTCTTGTTGGAAAAGATATGTTACTTGAAGAATTCAGGAATCTTTATCCTCAAGCAGCAGGATTTCCTTATTGTATTATTGACGATGTTCCTGTTGGTGGGTTAATGGAAACAGCAAAGTATTTTATTCAGCGTGGTTTAGTAAGTTCTAAAAAAAATGAATGACGATAAACAAATTGCCATAAATAAAGGTGTGGAGCTAATGCTCAGGAGGGCCGAGAAAGAACCTAAAACATCTGGTTTAAAGATTACTAAATCTTTCGCCCTCCGAAAAAAACAATTTCTTTTTAAATTTGAATTTGTTTGGAGGGACTAACCTAACCCAAGTCACTCGGAGAATTAAAAATGGAATCACCTACAATCCTATTTTTTATGGGCTGCTTTGTAGTTCTATTTCTTATAGTCGGAATTATAGCTGGTTGGTTTATTAACGACATCATTTATAATTTTTATAATAAAAATAATTCTCCTCAACTTCATCCCGAAATGTATGATGAATATGGAATTGTGATTAATGAAGAGCTACTCTCGCTAAGATTTATTGAAGAAGAGGAAGAAGAGGATGATTATTGTTGATATGAATCAGGTTATGATTAGTAACCTGATGGCACAAATAAAAAAGGACGAGTTAAATGAAAAACTCGTCCGCCATATGGTTCTAACAAGTTTGATATCATATGAAAAACAATACAAACAAGAATATGGTGAAGTAGTATTAGCATACGACAGTAAACATTACTGGCGGAAGGATTTTTTCCCGTACTACAAATACAATAGGAAAAAAGATCGTAAAAGCTCTGGGTTAGATTGGCATTCAATCTTTGATGTATTAAATAAAATTCGTGATGAAATTAAAGAGTACTTTCCATACAAAGTTGTGGAAATATTGGGTGCCGAAGCAGATGATATTATCTCCGTACTGTGCAGACACAAGAAATCGGAAGAGAAAATTTTAATTCTTTCTGGAGATAAAGATTTCATTCAACTTCATAAGTATCCTGGAGTGTATCAATACAATCCAATTATGAAGAGTTATATTACATCCGACAACCCCTATGTTTTTATTAAGGAGCATATAATTAAAGGTGATAAATCAGATGGAATTCCAAATTTCTTATCAGATGATGATACATTTGTAACTGAAAAAAGACAAAAACCAATCAGTCAAAAGAAACTAGATGTTTGGGTAAGCCAAGACCCATCTCTGTTCTGTAAAACTAAATCAGAAATTGATAACTATTACAGAAACAGGACTCTCATTGATTTGGATTATGTTCCAGCAGAACTTGAACAAAAAATTCTGAATGAATTTAACTCTATAAATATTAACGACAAACAAATTCCATTACAATACTTTCAGGAAAATCAATTAAATGATCTGATGGGAGTATTTTATTTTCGTAGTTCATCACCATTTAAAAAATGAAACTGTTAATTTCCGAAGTGCTCCAAAAAGTGAGCAACGCCAAAACTAAAGCAGAGAAGATTAATCTTCTTCATGAGCACAATACGGCTGCTCTTCGCTCACTACTCATCGCTAACTTCGACGAGAGCGTGATCTCATTGCTTCCTGAGGGTGAAGTACCATTCACTCCTAACGACGCTCCTAAGGGCACAGAGCACACTGTCCTGGAGCAGGAGTATCGTAAGCTTTACTTGTTCTTTAAGGGCGGTAACTCTTCGATCAATTCAACAACCAGAGAGAATCTTTTCATTCAACTTCTCGAAGGTCTTCAGGAAGAAGAAGCAAACCTTCTTGTACTTGTCAAAGATAAATCACTTGGCAGAAAGTATAAGATTACCCGTGCTTGTGTTGAAGAAGCATTTCCACAAATTAAGTGGGGGGGACGTGGTTAATGCAAGTCTTGCATCAAAATTGTGATCCTGAACTAGCAAACGATAGAAGTTTGCCATACACTGCATACATCGTCACATATGAAATTGATGGAGCTATTGCATACGATCTAGTTATTCCTGAAAAACAATTAGAAATTTTTGATTACTACTGGGATAAGTATAGAGAAGGTCTGAAAGGTTGGAAACAATCTGAAGGCAGAGTAAATCCTAGACTCTGGGGATACAAACCAACAAAAGAAGAAAAAAAGAAGAGATAGATGGGAAAGCATTACTTGTTAAATTTGTATGGTTGCTCGTTGTCTCTATTAGACAACGAGTTTTTTCTGAGAGATTTACTGGAAAATGCTGCAATAGCATGTGGAGCACAAATATTGCAAACAATATCCCATCAGTTTAATCCACAGGGGGTCACTGCTATTTGTTTACTTTCGGAAAGCCATATCAGTATTCATACTTGGCCAGAGAAAAAAGAAGCGGCAGTAGATGTGTTTACATGTGGGGATTCAAATCCAAAGATTGCTTGTGATATAATCATCGAGCAGTTGAATGCATTGGCATATGAAATAGATTATGTACAACGGTAGCATAAAATACAAAAAAAATATTATAACTATAATACGTTCATCCTATATGGGACGGAAGTAAGCCGACTCGGAACGGTACGTTCATTCGCTATTCTCAAATAGCGAACGCAAAAGACGACTGAAGGAACGCTCTTTAACCTAAACAACTAAGGAGAAAACCTATGGCACTTATATTAATCAGACAAAAAATGTTGAAGGAGATGCGCCTCAAAGAAGCACAACTCCATATGGCAATGAGATAATAACTGGGGGTTGACACCCCCCTTTTTTTATGTTATGATATGTACAAATCCATTTTGATTCTATGACATCATTAAAACGGGCTACCAGAATGCTGTCAAAAGCATTGGATAACCCAAACCATACCTATGAACAACATGTTGAAATTCTCAAGCGTCGTCACCAAATTAAAAAACTTCGTACAAACTTACAAGCATATGAGCGAGCAAATCGTGGATTCGGATACAAACTCGATCCATCTCTTTTCGAAACAACAATCAGTGAAGTTGATGACAGTGACTCCGAAAGCGGAGGAAGCGATGGCGTACATAGCGAGAGTCAGCAATCCGAACAACCAGGAGAACCCGAAGATCTCGGGACTGCTTAAGTATTGTATTGAACACGGTCACTGGAGTGTGTTTGAACAGGCGCACATGACTCTGGAAATTAATACTACTCGTGGTCTAGCAGCTCAAATTCTTCGACACAGAAGTTTCACATATCAGGAATTTTCTCAACGATATGCTGATACTAATCTTCTGACTCAAGAAATTCCTGTGCCAGAACTTCGTCGTCAGGATACAAAGAATCGACAGAATTCTATTGATGATCTTGATCCCGAACTTGTAATTGCTTTTCAGCAACGAATCCGAATGCTGTTTGCTGAAGCACAAGAACTATATGATGATATGCTTGATGTTGGAATTGCTAAGGAATGTTCGAGGTTTGTGCTTCCTTTGGCAGTACCGACAAGAATTTACATGACTGGTTCTGTTCGTTCTTGGATTCACTATATACAACTACGCTCAGCAAACGGTACTCAAAAAGAGCACATGGAAATTGCTGAGATGTGTAAGGAAATTTTCTCTACACAATTCCCAACTGTCGCTAATGCTTTGGAGTGGATCTAATGCCTACATATCCTGTTAAACATAAAGAAACTGGGGAGACCCAAGAACTCTACATGTCAATGCTAGAGTATGATCAATGGAAAAAAGATAATCCCGACTGGGATAAAGATTGGAGTCAAGGATGTGCTGGTGTCGGTGAAGTTGGAGAATGGAAAGACAAGATGAACAAAACCCATCCTGGATGGGCTGATATTATGAAGAACAAGGTATCGAAAGCTCCTGGTTCTCGTGTCAAATGGTAATCTCACAATAAACAATTATGCCCCGATCAAGAAAAAGAAATACACCTGACGTTGTTGGTATGAATAACAAACAAATGAAAAGAAAGAAACCAATCAACATTGATTATCTTATTAACATTGAACCTCTTACCGACAACCAGCGTATAATGTATGAGGAGTATGGTAGAGGTCAAAACATCTTTGCTTATGGTGCTGCTGGATCTGGTAAAACATTTCTAGCTTTGTACCTTGCTCTTCGTGATGTTCTGGATGAAACCACCCCGTATGAAAAAGTATACGTGGTGCGTTCTCTAGTTGCCACCAGAGAAATTGGTTTTCTTCCTGGTACTCACGAAGACAAAGCATCTCTTTACCAGATTCCTTATAAGAATATGGTGAAGTACATGTTTGAAATGCCTAACGATGGCGCCTTTGACATGCTGTATGAGAATCTTAAGGCACAAGAAACTATTAGCTTCTGGTCCACCTCATTCCTTCGTGGTACTACATTAGATAAAGCTATTGTTATCGTTGACGAATGCCAAAATCTAAACTTTCACGAGTTGGATTCTATCATTACTCGTATAGGTGAAGATACAAAAATTATATTATGTGGTGATGCTAGTCAGTCAGATCTTCAAAGAACTACTGAACGTTCTGGCATTATTGATTTCCAACGTATCCTCCAACAAATGAAAGAGTTTTCTCTTGTTGAGTATGGTGTTGATGACATCGTTCGTTCTGGTCTCATCAAATCTTATCTAATCGCTAAAATTAACTTGGGGTTATAATGAAAATTTTTAATCATGTTGGTCTGATTAAACCAATTGAAATGAATACCGTTATGATTGATGGTCGGCGTTATTACAATACGCCGACTGGCAATAAGCACAAGTCAGTC